CAACGGGTGGCAAGCCAGGCGGAGAAGGCTATGTCAAGACCAAGGACAAGGTAAAACTAGTGCCTAGAGACCGTTGGACGCCATTTAGAAGCGATTAATCCGCCAAAATCCCCAAAAATCCCCCCACTACTCCTAGATTTATGCATTTTGGATAAATACGTTTGCAATAAAAAAGCCGGTCCCTGAGCGGGATCATAATGATAATATAGGAGAACTAATCATGGCAGACTTACTAGCAGTTGCAGCAGCATACGGAAACGATGGCTTAGCAACAATCAACATCGGCGGAAACGCAAACAAAGCAGTAGCACCTTTCAACAAGCACGGAACACGTGAACTTTCATTCTTGAAAATTACAGGTTTCACAGGCGTTGAAGGAACTACAGGTGATGCAAACGGCACTTATGCTAAAGTCCTTAAGGGCGTAGCAGCAATGGCTGAAGTATATCACGCATCAGTAGTCACTAACACAGTTATCGTTGGTGTGTCAACAGATACACTTTCAAACGTAGATACTAAATCAGGTTCAACTGAGTCTGGAACTGGCTACGGTTTATTTGAAGCAGCGATCGACGCAGCAACAGGTGGAACATCTACAGTTGCAGCAGCGACATTTGCTTAATCGATAACTTAATTTAGGAGAAAAATAAAATGGCTAATTTATACTCACAAATAGTTAGAGGCGACAGTTCTACAGACTACACTTTTGGTGCAAACGCAAAAGGTGTAACTGAAAATGTATTCAACATAGGAACTCCAGCACTAGCATTCATCACTATTGCACCATCAGATGGTTCAGCAGTGGACTTAGGTTCAGCAGCGAATAGAGCACTTATTCTTGCTGGTCTAAACAATGCAGGCGTTGAAGTTTATGGCTTTGGTGAAGTTGATTCTTCAAGCCCATATGATGTTATGGTTATTGCTAATAACAATACCCTAACAACAGCGGCTAAGATTGAAACTTCATTAATTGCTTCAGTTGGAACTGCAATTGACGCTAATACAACAATTACTATCCACACAGGATGGTTAGGTAACGTTACTGCTTAATTAATTTTAGAGTAGTATCAAAAAGGGCGGTTAAGAAATTTTCCGCCCTTTTTTTATGACCGCTAAATAGAGTCAATGCCCAGATACAATATTAGAACCACAGTTGATATTACACGATCAAATCCCAACAGGGATGAAGTCGATCCTATCAAGCACGCCCAACAGAGCAATTTCAATACACTACTACAGGGAATAGGAATGCGTTCCAATGTGGATTGGACCAATGATCCATACCTAGTGGAAACTGACAGTAACACGGAATGGATATGGGCCTTTGAAGCGGAGCAGGTTGATGTGTTTCTCAAGGACCAGGATCCGGTTGGATTGCTCAAGGAAGATCTTAATGGTGTTCCTATCATTAGGAATCTAACAAACACTGCACCACTTGATAAACCTGTATTCTTGGTTGAGGGCGAAGACCAGAACATTTGGATCAGCGCAGAGTAATTCACCAATAGTATTATTATTCCCTTATAAACATTAAATAGTAGTATGAACAAATTACATTACAACGGAATAATGTACAGCACGATATTTTTTATGCTGTTCGGCTTTCTATTATCACTGTATGGACTACACGCTGACGCCCATAACATAGTTTATGTGGGTGTTGCTATAATGAGTAGTGTGTGTGCCGTGTGGTGGTTTTGGGTTATGTTCGTTATTAAGGATATGTTTATTAGGGTTGAAAAGGCAGCGGATAAGATGACGGAAGTAAAGGAAGAATTAACAGGAATAAAGGCACTTATACGGAAACTATTTTCACCAAAAGATGATAAATAAACGTATAAGGCAATAACACAGGCTATCTATAAAAACGCATTAGGCCAACTTAGAGTTTACTAATTGCCCCAGGAGAAGGGGAGTTTTGGAGAATATTAGATGGCGTCAAGCCCAACAACAAATTTAGAAAAAGAAAGTTTGGAAGCACACGTGGATCTGTGCGCTCTTCGCTATGAGCAGTTGGATAAACGCATGACCAAACTGGAAGAGAAAGTTGAACACATTCACGAAGACATAGTGCATGGACAGAAGTCAATGACCAAGGTGCTGGTTGGAACAGCAGGCACCGTAATTGCAGCAGTAGCGTCAGTCATCGTTACCATCCTGCTCAAGATGTAAGCACCCAAATTATTAATTGTTTAAATATAGGCCTAAGGGGCCTTTTTTTATGAGTGACGTTTCGAAACGTTTTGAACAGTTAGTTAAGAACACCTACAAGAAGTTTCTTGATCAGGGCATAATACTTCCCGTTAAAACGGAGAAGGGCATCCTAGTTGGCGACGTACTCATTGAAAGTGAAGGACCACTCAAAAATATCAGCCGCAATGGAAAAATCTTGTACAAGCAGATCAGCCTAAATGCTGTGGCAGTTAGGATGGCAAATCTAATAGCCAGTAATCAAAACCACAAACTCTGCAATGAGCTATACGATTTGGACGTTAAATACAGCAAACATTTTATGGATAGCAAGATTTTTATTGATAACTATCATAGAGCAGTAAATAGTAATAACGTGATTAGGGCTGATATACTATGGACACGCTATGAAATAGCCAAGGAAAAGGCAATTTCAACCAAGGAACGAGCAGAAGAATTAGCACGTTTTGAATAAATATATTACAACATCTGGGAAGAAAGATATGAAAACACAGGACCTATTTAAAACAAAAGCAGCAAAGGTGAATGAATCAATTCACAAGGCTTTCGGTAAGAAGATTGACTTTACAACCTTCGATGCCGCTAAACTAGAAGACGCTAGAAACAAATTACGCACACAGTTACATCAAGTTCGTAGCGAGTCAGGCTTTAATGAAAACTTGGAGAACGATGCATATCATCAAGCACAGTGGATGCTGGATGCTATCAATGCTGAACTAGCGGAAAGAGAAGAAACTGCAATTAATGGTCTTGAACTTGACGAATCCCCAGATACAGATCAAGAAGAATCAACCTCCGGAGAAGAAATGGAAACTAAAGTAACAGAAGGTGAGATCCAACAGGCTAGTGCGATCGTCACAGCAAAAACTATGGTTGATAGAATTAGCCGATTCATTGAAGAGATATCAAGCATGGAAAATGAAACGCTTCTTCAACTAGGTGATTCTATCAGAGACGAAATTGGACAGGCAGAATCCAAACAGTTTATTGAATCAAGTGCTCCAGCAATTCAAGCAGCACTTGAAAATTTAAAGACAACACGCGAAACACTATCAAATGCAGTTGGCGTTCTAGCAGGCGAACAGACAGCAGGCGACATGCTTGGTGCAGAACCAGAAGAAGGTGGCGCAACTGACATGGCAGAACCAGCAGCGGATGCAGGAGCAGAAGCACCAGCAGAAGCACCAGCAGATGATTTTGCAACAGCAGAACCAGCAGCAGGTGGAATTGAAACAGCAGGTAGAGAAAAGCGTGAATCAATCAACTACGAGTCACGACTACTTAAAACACTAGCAGGTTAATTATGAAACTTGGTGAGTTCTACAACGACAAGGAACTAACCGATGCTATTCCGACTCCCATGCCATCAGCAGTTGGAGTAGGAACATCACCCACAATGGCTCCTGGTGCAGGACAGGCCAAGATAGGCGTTGATCCACAAGCCGCAGCAAAGGCACAGGCAATGGCAGTCAAGCAGATGCAGGATCGTAAGAAACAGATTCAGGACACTATTAAACAGAAGCAACAGGAAATTGTTGATCTACAGAAAGAGTTAAGCACACTAAAATGAGATTCGTAGAATTTGCCCCAGACCAAATGATTGATAGATACATTGTCGTATTGAAGAACATTATTGGTCGTGCATCAAGCAAGAAGGCTCCTGCAAAATTAAATTGGGCAGGATTGAATCAAATACTTAAATCCAATGATGCATCAATTGCGGCAGACTATGAAACATTCAAGGCAATGTATGACAGTTCGCCAGCACTCCAAAATCTAGTCAAGAACTTCAATGCGGACGGAATCGAATTGAATGTTCCAGGAGCGGCGGATGATGAAACCCCAGCAGACGGAACAACTGATGCACAGGCAGCAGTGGATGCCACGGCAGCATCAGCAGCACCACAGCAATTGGCACAACAAACAGCCTAATCACTCTTGACAAACTCCTAAAGAGAGTATAATATATACTGTATGACTGATGAAACACTTATGACCCCACCACCGTTCGTTGAAAGATACAAGTATGACGAATTAAAACAAATAAACGATTCCGTTACACGCAAACGTGTGTATCTTACACCTGATGGTGAAAAACTTCCAAGCGTTACCACAATCCTTAGTAGCACAAAGGATATGACGCATTTAATTGCATGGAAAAAACGTGTTGGCGAAGAAAACGCAAAACGTATTACCACTGAAGCGGCAGGTGTTGGTACAGCAATGCATGCCAATCTCGAAAGATTTCTCTGCGGCATGGAAAGACAGCCTGGTAACAATGTTGTGCATGTTCAAGCAAACAAGATGGCAGAAGTTATTATCCAAAACGGTTTGAAGAATGTGGATGAAGTATGGGCCATGGAACAGTCATTATATTTTCCAGGACTGTATTCAGGCACAACGGATCTGTGCGGTGTGTTTAACGGCAAGCCTGCGATCATGGACCATAAGCAGACAAACAAGCCTAAGAAGGAAGAATGGGTTGAGGACTATAAATTGCAGTTGGTAGCATACGCAATGGCCCACAATGAAGTATATGGCACGGACATCAAGACGGGCGTTGTATTCATGTGTAGCAGAGATCTACAGTATCAGCAGTTTGAAGTAACCGAAGAAACATTTCCTAAGTATAGAGACATGTGGCTGGACAAGGTAGAAGAATACTACAATAGTCTCTAGGTCACAATGAATGAAGAGATATCGTGTCCAAATAAGTAACGAATATTTCATCCACAATAAGGTTTTTGGTCCTGTATTAAACCTTAATACAATTTCTGCATATCTATATAATTCTAATAATAATGCCGAATGCAATAAGGTATTGATATTTGACGGACCCTTTGAAGATCGCTTTGATCATAAAATTATAAAAAATAAAAAGTGTAGGTTCGTTGTTGATTACAGTTATGAAAATGGGCTCTCACAATCGGACGTTGATAACAAAGTAAAGAGATATAAAAAGTTAGGAATTAATCCTAATGATGTTTTAATGATTCTGAACAGCTCTGCACAGTCATATCCAGTAAAAGCAGAATTTAAAATTATATACATTGACATCTTTGCCATATCAGCAGTCGCTAGAGTTTTTGATTATAAACATCCTGTGAGTAGGTTTTCTAATCGTCCTAAAAAATTTAATCTACTGCTTGGTAAAATTGGTAAATTAAATAGGGCAGAGGCAATATATAGATTTTACAAAAAGGGTATCTTAGAAAACACAGTTGCTGGTTTACTGGGTGAAAGGAAGGAAATACATTCAGCATTAGATTTAAAAGATCCTGTGTTCTATAGAGACATTAGACATTATCTAAAGTCACCGGACAAGGTTAAGACAGCACAATTATCTTCAGGAACAACATCACAGGGTTGGAGTAACAAGAGTATCGTTTATGATAATTCTAGTGTGAGCTATATCTGTGAAACATTTGATAACACAGAATACGGAAACTTCATTACGGAAAAAACCTATAGACCAATTATTAACCAACATCCTTTTGTTGTCCAAGCATCACCCAGAATGCTTGAATACATGAGAGAACAGGGATTTAAAACATTTAACAATCTGATTAATGAATCCTACGACAAGGATCCTGTATCTGTTAATAGGATTGATAATACCATTGATCAGGCAGTTAAACTATTAGATCACACTCTAACAAATGCTGATACGGTAAAAAGCATTGTTACACACAATTATAACATGCTTTTAGACCGAGCAAGACACCAGTTAAACGAACTTAAACAGCACTTGGATTTACTATTAACATAGTAGTTTATAAATCAAAAGACACAATATAGTTTGACTGGATAAATACTAATAATAAATTTAGGAGCAAGCAAGTGGCAGTTGTACAAATATCGAAGATACAGATACGTAGAGGTCAAAAAAATTCTAGCAGTGGCGTTCCGCAGTTAAGTTCTGCTGAACTAGCATGGGCAGTAGATTCGCAAGAGTTGTTCATTGGTAACGGTTCAGTCCAGGAAGGAGCACCCTACGTTGGAAATACAAAAGTACTAACTGAACACGATAACATTTTAGAACTTGCAAACAGTTACAGATTCGCCTCAGATGATCCTTCCATTACACTAAGCACTCCAAGACCACTTTTAGGTAAGGTGGATGAAATTCAAGTAAGTGTTGCTGACTTCGGTGCAGTAGCAGATGGAAGCACAGATAATGTTACAGCATTTGAAAATGCACTTAATGAATTATTTAGAAATGTTGATCCTAAATACAAAAAAGTTTTACTCGTGCCAAACGGAGAATATCTCTTCACTAGTGATTTAGAAATACCCAGCAATGCAATTATTAGAGGCGAAACAGCAACAGGTGCTATTTTAAACTTTGACACAAACAACATTCTTTTTGTGACCAGCACAGGTGACAGTCTAATTAACTTTAATAGTAGCAATAGACCACAAAATATTGAAATACACAATCTAACAATCAAACGCTCATCAGGGCAGACTGTTATAACCGGCATGACTGATTCTAAATTCAATGGTGTAATATTCCAAGGCGAATACAGTCTAGGACAAACACCAGCAAGTTTAAACACTGAGCCATCAGCAGTTTTTTGGGCAAATGACATAGTTGGTATCAGCGTAACTGATGTTGTATTTGATAACTGCCAATTCTTGAATAACTCTATTTCTTTAAAGTGTGCTCAAACAATTGTTGCAGATACCTCGATACAGGTTAAAAATTCTAAATTTTTTGTAAATGATACAGGAATATTTGTAACAGGGGTTGTTGGTCAAAAAAATTCTTGGTCGATCACAGATACACAATTTGAAGAACTATTCACACAGGCCCTTAGATCAACTCACGGTTACGGAACGAGATTACAAAGATGTAACTTTAAAAATTGTGGTAATGGTGTAAATTCTGCAAACACTCCACTTACACCTATTGTATATTTTGGAGAGAGCAGAGATAATATCGTAATTAACTGTACAAGCAATAGACAGCAACTTGCTGGAGTAACAAGTGATGAGTCAGATCGATCTATCACAGATGTTTTCAACAGTGACAAAACAGAACTTATAGATAGAAATTACAGTGACATCTTTGTTACGGACAGTTTTAGACCAGTAGCAGTCATCAGTGCCTTAAATAATTACACCACAATTAATTACACCCTGCGCTTGGGCGACCACATTAGGCACGGCAATATTAATCTTGCGGTCGGAGACGATTTATCAAAACTAGCAATAACTGACAACTACCAATACTCGGATATATCAGCATCATCCCCTGGTGGTGTGCTTATGACTAATTTTGAATTTTCTGCATCACTTAGAGATAATGATTCTGATAGCGGTGTGGAGACTATTGTGCTATACTATAAAAATCCAATTGCATCAGGCGCCGCAGGCGATATTACATTTGATGTTACCTACGGTGTATAGTGCAGGTTGTAAAAACCAAAAAAGAAGAAAAAACTAAAGATTGAACAAAATTTTATTTGTTCTTTGTGGTAGTTCTGTGTTAGTATAATAACTTGCACAGGAGAATATATAACACAGGGAATTAGTTTTGCCAGCATAACTCTACTCTGAGTTAGGTGCAGAATAAATACCCTTACAATAACATTGAGAAGAGAAGGCAGAATGACAAAAGAGATACACATCACAAAGCGTTCCGGCGATAAAGAAAAATTAGATCTAGATAAAATGCATTTCGTTGTTGAGGAGGCCTGTAAGGGACTTACAGGAGTTTCATCCTCACAGATCGAAATGAACGCCGATCTACAGTTTTATGACGGAATGACAACGGACGAAATTCAAAACATTTTAATTAGAAGTGCTAACGATTTAATTTCGTTGGAATCACCAAATTATCAGTATGCAGCGGCAAGGCTTTTATTATACAGCCTGCACAAAAAAGTTTATGGTCGTTATGAACACCTGAGCCTAATGCAAGTTATCAATAAAAACATCGAACGAGGTGTGTATGACCCTGCCATCAAGGAAAACTATACTCAAACAGAATTAAAGAAAATGAATACGTGGATCAAGCATGAGCGTAATGAGGAATTTACCTATGCAGGTTTGCGTCAAGTTGTTGACAAATATCTCTGTCAGGATAGATCAAATGGTGACATTTTTGAAACACCACAATTTATGTACATGATGATAGCGGCAACACTATTTGCTAACTACCCAAAGGAGACACGTTTAAACTACGTGAAGAAATATTATGACGCGACCTCACTTTTTAAGATCAATATCCCAACCCCTGTCATGGCTGGAGTGCGTACTCCTATTCGTCAGTTTGCCTCTTGTGTTCTTGTTGATGTTGCTGATACTCTTCCTAGCATCTTTAGCAGCAATAGTGCGATCGGTTACTACATTGCTCAAAGGGCAGGAATTGGAATCAACTCAGGAAGAATCAGAGCAATCAACTCGAAGATACGTGGCGGAGAAGTTGCGCATACGGGAGTAATTCCTTTCCTAAAAGTTTACGAAGCAACAGTAAGAAGTTGCACACAGAATGGTGTGCGTGGAGGTAGTGCTACTACCCACTTCCCTATTTGGCATTATGAGATTGAGGATATCTTAGTTCTTAAGAACAACAAAGGAACTGAAGACAATAGAGTAAGAAAGTTAGACTATTCTATTCAACTCAATAAATTATTTTATGAAAGGTTACTGTCTAGTCAAGACATTACTCTTTTCTCGCCTCACGAAGTTCCAGAAGTGTATGACGCTTTTTATTCAGGCGACAACGACAAGTTTAAAGAATTATATGAAGCAGCCGAAAGAAAGATTTCTGTTAAAAAGAAAAAAATTAAGGCAAGAGAACTATTTGGTGATCTGTTAAAGGAACGTGCTGAAACAGGACGTATCTATCTTATGAACGTTGATCATGCAAACAGCCATAGTTCATTTAAAGATCCTGTGTATATGAGTAACCTATGCCAGGAGATTACACTACCAACCAAACCAATTCAACACATTGATGATGAGAATGGCGAGATTGCACTTTGTATTCTAAGTGCTATTAATGTTGGTATGATTAATCATCTTGAAGAATTAGAAAACTTATGTGATCTTGCTGTAAGAGCATTAGAAGAAATTATCGACTACCAAGGATATCCAGTCAAGGCTGCTGAAGTAAGCACCAAGGCAAGACGTTCTCTTGGAGTTGGATACATTGGTCTAGCACACTATCTTGCCAAGAACAAGGTTAAATACTCGGACAAGAAAGCATGGAAACTGGTCCATGAACTATCAGAAGCATTCCAATACTATCTATTATGTGCTTCAAACGAACTAGCAAAAGAAAGAGGAGCCTGCGAGTACTACAGCAGAACCAAGTATGCGGATGGCATCCTGCCAATTGACACATACAAGAAAGATGTTGATGAAGTAATCAAGGCAACATTGAAATATGATTGGAATGATCTACGCAAGGATATCAAGGAACACGGGCTACGGCACTCGACTCTGTCCGCACAGATGCCATCGGAGAGCAGTTCCGTTGTGTCGAACGCAACAAACGGAATTGAACCACCTAGAGCATTCCTGTCCATTAAGAAGTCCAAGAAAGGGCCTCTTAAACAGGTTGTTCCGCAGTATAATCAACTGAAGAATTTTTACACACTGCTTTGGGATATGCCTAGCAACGAAGGTTACATTAATATTGTTGCGGCAATGCAGAAGTTCTTTGATCAATCTATTTCGGGCAACTGGAGTTACAATCCTACACACTTTGAGAACAACGAAGTTCCACTGAGTGTTATGATGAAGGATATGCTAACCACATATAAAATGGGTTGGAAGACAAGTTACTATCAGAACACCTATGACTTCAAGGGTCAGGAAGATGACATTCAACCAGCAGGTTTGGATGATACAAAACTTGACAATGAAACAGATGATGTTAAACTGAACGGCACAGCGAATGGTCATGTAAATGGTCATGTAAATGGTCACATGAACGGTCATGCTAATGGTGGTGAGACAGTTCCGGCGGACGATATAGACGGCGAAGAGTGTGAAGCCTGTAACATTTAATGGGTTATGACGAGAAAGAGAGAGCAAAAAAAATTGGCTAAAACAGTATTCAACAAAAAGAAAGTGGACTTTACAAAAGAATTTATGTTCTTTGGTGAAGATGGTAACACGCAACGTTATGACGTATTCCGTTATCCAGAGTATGATAAACTTAATCAAACCATGCTTGGTTATTTTTGGCGTCCTGAAGAAGTTTCACTACAGAAAGATAGAGCAGACTATCAAGACTTTCGTGAAGAACAAAAGCATATTTTCACGTCTAATCTAAAGTACCAAACATTGCTAGATTCAGTACAAGGTCGAGGACCTTGTTTGGCATTTCTGCCTTATTGTTCTAACCCAGAATTAGAATCATGCATTGTTTGTTGGGACTTCCAGGAAACAATTCACAGCCGTTCATACACTCATATTGTAAAGAACGTTTATCCTGACCCAAGTGAAGTGTTTGACACAATCCTAGATGACAAGGAAATTATTGCACGAGCAGAATCTGTTACAAAGGAATATGACAAGTTTTACGATATCGCTAATGAATATTTTAACAAGGGCAAGGGCGATATGTATGAGGTCAAGAAGGCTCTGTACAAGGCAATGATGACTGTGAATATCCTAGAAGGACTACGCTTCTACGTATCATTTGCTTGTACATTTGCGTTCGGTGAATTAAAACTGATGGAAGGTTCAGCAAAGATTATTTCACTTATTGCTCGTGACGAAGCAACACACCTTAACCTTTCAACACACATCCTAAAGCATTGGGCAAAGGGTGATGACGATCCAGACTTTGTCAAGATTGCAAAAGAGTGTGAAGAAGAAGTTTATGAAATGTGGCGCCAATGTGTGGATGAAGAAAGACGCTGGGCAGATTATCTTTTTACCAAGGGTTCAATTGTTGGTCTAAATGCAAATCTACTCCACGCCTATGTTGAGTGGATTGCTAATAAGAGATTGAAGGCACTTGGATTAAAAACTATCTATGATCGCCCACTAAACACTAATCCTCTACCATGGACACAGCACTGGTTAAGTTCAGCAGGCTTGCAGGTAGCACCACAGGAAACTGAGGTAGAATCCTACATTGTTGGCGGTGTTAAGCAGGATGTCGAAGAAGACACATTTAAGGGTTTCACCCTTTAAACTTAGATAAGTAAGAGTATGTACAAGACACAGTTCAAAAGAAATTCACCTTACGAGCAATGGACTACGTATGGTAGTTATGGCACTGAAAATCAGGCCATTTCTGCTGCCCTTTCAAAGAAAAGAGCCGGAGTCATAATGGTAAGGGTAATTGATAAAAAAGGAAGTCTTGTATATTCGGGATAATATATGCTTGATAATATAAGATACTGGATTTTATTGCTCATTGATTGGAAAATAGAATTATTAGAAAAATTTAGAAAAATAGTTTCTGGTGAATACAAATACATACTGTCAGACAAACAACTAGAAAAACAAATTAAGAAATGGAGACACACACAATGATTGAGATTTATGGAAAACCAGCCTGTCCGTTCTGCGACAAGGCAAAGAATTTTTGCGAAACTAGAGGATTTAATTACACTTACAAATCACTAGGCACAGACTACACAAGAGAAGAACTAATGGAACAGTTTCCAAATGCCAGAACTGTACCACAGATTGTAATCAACGGAAAGAAAATTGGTGGCTATGATGCTTTTACAAAATACGTAGATGACACAGGATTCAACGGAACAGGACACACACTATAATGCTAATCGAAACACCATACAAAGAAAATGACGTAGTTTCAATCAAACTATCAAGCGGCGAGGAAATTGTTGGCAAACTGGTAGAAGAAACATCAGACGGATTTACTATTGCAAAACCTCTTATGTTAGCACAAACGCCCAAGGGTATGGGACTTGCTCCTTATATGTTTACGGTTGATCCTGAAAAAGCACAATTAAAGTTTAATGAAAAGAATGTAATCACTATTACAAAGACCATGGAAACAATGGCTAAGCAATATATCCAATCTACTACAGGACTAGTAACCTAATGCCTTTGGTCGCAAGAGGTAATCAAGTTGATGTAGTAAACACAGGCCATCCTGTGTGTGTTGCTCCAGGACAAATTGCTACACTATCAGGCAGTTCAAATGTGTTTGTCCATAACGAGCCAATACACAGAAAAACTGATACAAACACTCCACACACTCATTGTCCACCAGTATACAGCACTAATATTGTAACACATTCACCCGATGTATTTGCGAACAATCTAGAAGTTGCAAGATTGGGCGATACCTACGATTGTTCAGCATTCGTAGAAGTAGTAACACAACCAGATGTTTTTGCCAATTCATAGATTTACACTTTCTTATATAGATAACTAATACTATAATAACGAAAGGATTCACAATGAACCAAATTAAAAGATACATTTACATGGGGATTGGATTCTTCTGTGTGGGCATGGCATACATTGGTGTGATTACGCCAGGTATTCCATTTTCAATCTTTTTGGTTATTGCGGCATGGGCGTTCGCAAAGAGCTCACCTAAGATGGAAGCGTGGTTATACAACCATCCATGGTTTGGTAAGTTCTTAACCAATTGGAATAAGAAAAGGGTATTTCCCACTAGAGGAAAATACCTAATGGTGACAGTGATGGCATCAACATTGATCTTCACATACTACTTTACGGCAAACCTTAACGCAATTCTATGGAGCGGCGGCTTCATGGCATTGGTAGCAATATGGGCATGGAGATATCCAGGTTCCGTTGAAGAATACAATCGCAGGGTAAAGGCTGGCGAAAAGATAGCGTGGATAAAATAACATGAAGTGCGAACAAGGCGATCTAGCAAAGATTATATTTTCCGTTAGACAGGAGAACATTGGCAAGATCGTCTTGGTCGAAAAATATATAGGCAAATACAGCCAGGGAGAAAGATTTGAATTCCGTGGTGTTGCCTGCATGTGTCCAGTGACTGATCACTATTGGTGGATCAAGGGACAAGGGTTGAGCAACATGTTTGGAGATACCGAAAGAGCCTACATAGCAGACTCATGGTTAG